TAGTCGTCTCAAGCAGATCAGGATCCTCGCCCATATCCGGGAAGGAAGTGATGTCGAGAAGCTTTTCATAGGTGACCGTTCCAGTGCCAGTGCCGTGCATCAGATAGGTCATATAGGTGTTTGTAGCTGACATAGCTTTACCTCCTGTAGAAGTAAGTGCCGTCCGTCATTCCGCGATAGCGCATGACGATGCGATATATAGTAGCGTTTTCCAGGTTCGGGACCGGAGTGTAGGCCACTCGTCGGAAATTCATCTTAGTGAGCGCATTGTCGATGGTATTGGCAATCGCTTTGCACTCAGTCTTTTTCGCGCCCCTCTTGTTGGAATAAACATTTATCTCAAAGACAGGCTCAACCATCACGTCTTCGAGACGGTTGTCTTGCCATTGCTTTAGTGACGGATTATCCATCATGACGATGGACACATGTGGAAAGGATGACGGCGCTCTGACATACTCCCCAGTGACATAAATGCCGTCATCGTAGGTTTCACGGAGGATGTCTGCTAATCGGGTGTATACCTCTTCTTCACAATCAATCATATTGGTCGTAAATCTCCTTAGCTTTCTCCATGAAGATCTCTTCAAGGTGCTTCCGTGCGTTGTACATGCATGCATTTGCCGGATTGCCGTAGGTGTGTACCCACTTGTCATCGACTTTACCGCTTGGCCTGATTTTGTAAGACCCATTGGAACCTAGCCCATTCTCGCTTGGATAATACCAACCATCTGAGCTGGAACCATGTCCCTTTCCGTACTCACCTCTGCCGACTATGTCAGGCGGCTTTTCTGGATGATCATCAGGATAGACAACGCCAGTTCCGAACTCGATAAAGAGCGTCGCGTCACCCTTGGCCTCTACAGTCTTGGTGTAATCGCTTGGCTCCGAAAAGCTGACGCTCACATCGTTCGTGCCGTCATACTCGGCAGAGGAGAAACCCTCCCTAGCCTGTTCCACGCCGATTGATGCAAGAGTCTCGACAAATGCCGCTGTGCCTTCTTGGATCTTGTTCTTAAACCTGAGCAACTCAGCTACGGCATTGTCGATGCTGTCTTTATCGAGTGTCACCCGAACAGTCTTACTGCTCATGAGGTCTTCACCTTCTTCACGGAAATCAGGATATGGCTCAGGTATGGCGCTACTCGCGTCACGATGTAGTCGTAATCTGGATTTCCGTCATAGTCAGATTCTTCTGGGGATTTGTCGATGAAAAGCACGGAGTGTTCGTCGATTGGGCAATCCATGTCGCATGTAACAAGCAGCTTGTCATAAGGAACTGAAATGCCGTAGGGCATCTCTCGCGCCATGCCGCTTGTGAAGGCCACATTCATGCGTGCCTTGACTGGCTTTCCGTAAATCACCTTCTGTTCACTTGTTTCCCACCCAGAATACCCATCCGTCTGATCTTCCACTCCCTGATACAGGCAGTACCAGACATCGCGAGTATTCCGTGCCTGGAGGCGCATCTCAAAGCACCCCCGAATACGGCACAAGCTTGCGGAGCAGTGTTGGAGGGATGTCACCATCCTCATAATGACGGCTGATGCCGTTCTCAAGATGTACACTCTCACCTTCCGCTCCTCGCTTGTTTATCATGTAGGCGGCGACCTCGACCCACACCGTCTGGTATTGGTCGGGGACGCTCACCACATCACTTCTAAAGGGATACAAATGCCGAAGGATTACGTCTTCAGCCATGTCAATGTAGGCAAGCAGAATGTCCACATCCTTCTCTTCCGTCATGAGGAGTAGGCGATTAGCCATCTCAGTTTTTGTCATTCTGCTCACCTCTTTCCGTCAGTTAAGCGCCGATCTCGGAAGCATTGGCAACGTATACGGAGCGGCTGTAGGTCGGCTTCGTGAAGGCAGTTGAGATGCCGGTGAACTTAGCGTGATACCACATCGGGCCGTGGTCAAGGCCGACCTGACCAAACAGCTGATAAGTCGTTCCGGCTCCTACTTTCGAGAGTTCCTCAAGGAAAAATGACCCCTTGCCAGGAATCGGCTGATAAACCGGCGAAATCACGTCAAGGTTGAGGAGCAGAGCCGTACCAGCCGGAAGGTACTCGCCAAGGTACAGGTAAACAACGCCAAGCGGAGTGATGATCGAGGAAAGCTGAATGCCATTGACCTCTCTGGCTGCCGGAACGACCGTCAGGCCATTCTGGGCGGCATCAGCATTGAGCTGGAAAAGAGTCGTAGCATCAACCCACAGAGCCAGATTGGCGACAGGGGCATTGGCCTCCTGAATCAGCTTCATAGCCTGGGCTACATCCCAAATGCCGAGCGGCTTGCTCTCCATCGCGATGACGTTATTCTCATCGACAGCATTCACAAGGCCACGAGTCTTGTTGATGGTCGCGTCGGAGGTTGCCTTGTTGTACGCGCCGTTAATGAAGGTGTACTCGATGTCGTTAGCCGCCTGTTGCATCTTGGCGGCAACCTGGAAGTCGAGTTCTCTCATCGGATTAGCAACCTGATTAGCGATGTTCACGCCGGACAGAGTGCCCATGTTGCTTTCCTTGGCGTAGGAAACACCAACGGAATAATGGAAAATCTGCGTCACGTTCGTCTTCTGCTCACGAGTGATCACAGTCGGCTGAGGAGCAGTCAGGGAAGCGGTCTCGGAGATAGCAGGCTGAGAAGCAGTCCCAGTCGTATACTCCTGACCAGTTACAAATTCAACATGATCGGTGGTCTTGATTCTGCCGCCGATAGCCGAGGACAGCGGAGTCCTCGTATTGCCCTTATTGAAGAGCATGCCGGAATAGTTAAGTACTCCAAAAGATGTAGCTACTGCCATAGTAGGCCTCCTTTATTTACTCTTGGTTCTGCGCGTCCTGTTCGGACACTCGCGTGTAATACGCGACTGCCGCCCAATCACCAGACGCTCTTGCTTCGTCAATCTTCTTCTGGTAGTCAACGCCGCCAGATGATGCGCCAGGTGCAGGTTGCTGCATTCCGCGCAGCCTATCTGCAACCGCATTCTTTCGGACGGCCTCCATAACCTTCGACTGGTTTTCGATGACTTTGGCAGTGTCGCCGTCAATCATCGCTGTGGCAGTCTCAGTTGCGAGAGCCGAGTCATATCCGATTCCAACAAGCTTGGCAGTCTGTTCCGCAATGCTGATCGTCCTCTGGAGAGTCTTTTTGTCGGCAAGCAGTCCATCGCGCTCCGCAATGAGCGCATCGTAAGCTTCCTTCTGGGCGGCTACTTCCGCTTCATCGGGAGTCTGTTTGTCTCTCAACTGCTTTTTGTAACTTGCGGCTTCGCTGTTCGCCTTTGACAGCAGATTCTTCAGCTTGGTGATCTCGGATGCGCCATTCCCTACTCCGGCGGCCTCCAGAGCCGAGGAAATATCGTCTTCTGTCATGCCTTCGTGATAAGCGCTTCCAAGTAGATCGGATAAAAAACTCATGGTCGTCCTCCTTGCGTTTGAGCAGTTCCCTCTGCATGTTGGTCTGTTTTTTCGACTTGTCTGTCTTTGCGGAATTTGTTAAGCGCCTTCCCTGGCGCATATATGTTTAAAAGCCTTGCGGCTCAAACAGCCTCATATGTGAGCAGACAGCGGCAATTTGCATTGTTCTCTGTCTTCTCGAATGCCCCTGGATACGGAGCATGGTCGCCGTCGAATGTGTAGAAGTCGTCGTCAGCCGGAACGACCATTGATTCGAGGTATTCGTGCGTCTCGCGTACCTTCGGATCGCGCATGGTGTTCCACCGCTTCATGATTGTCAGGTCGCTTGCAATGGCCCCTGATGCTCTACCGTTCTGGATGGAGTCTGCCTGACCAGCGGAATAATCACGATGTGCTTCCGTCTCAGCCACTCTAATGACCGCTTCCGCATTGCCGTTCTCGACATGTTCACGGATCCTGTCTTCGAAGGTCTTTCCGTCTCCCCAGACGAAATAGATGGCATCGTACATGTCATCCATGTCGGCATCGATGTCTGCACCGAAGGTCTCGGAGATGTCCGCTACGCCTTCCGTATAGGCATTTATCAGGATGGAGAGCAGATCCTCGATAATGTCATCAGCGATCTTCTTCTTGCGAGATTCCGCATCAGGCATGTCCTCACTGTTCTCGATAGCGGTGATATAGCTTGTCGGAATCAGTCGATTAATCTCGTCAAAGACGGTGAGGAATCGCTCTTTACTGCTCATCCTTGCCACCACCTTTGTACTTAAGCTTCCGCTTTAGTTCGATTATCGCGACCTGTGACTGCTCCATCTTCACTTCCGCTTGACTCCCCTTGCGGAGAATCGCTTCCAGTGTCGCTATCGCTTCCTGTGTTATCTTCGGCTCCCTCATGGTTCATCAGCCCTCTCTCAAGGCACTCCTCGTAGTACTCCATTGACTCTTCATATGCCCTGTCGGGGTCAACAAACATGCCGCAGTGCTCGAACGCCAGACGAGGATGGATCTTCGGATTCTGGAGCATGATTAAGAGCACATTGGCCTTCTCTGTGATGTTCTCGTAATTGCGGCGAGGAAGTGAGATATCGATGTCGGAAGCCTTGAGGTGCGTACCTTCGAGAGCGTTTGCGATCTCCACGAAGACCCGCAGTGCCTTACGCTCAGCCGTCTTGAACATCGCCTCAGAATCTGCAGCACGGCTTGTGGCAGAGGCCCATCCGTCGCGCAAATTTACTGCCTTTCCGGTATCGGAAGTGCTCGAACCTCCATTCCTGTTCGGCATTCCGCAGATAGTCAGAACTGCATCGTACAGGTCGCCGACTGTCGCATTTGCCGCAACGCCATCAATGCTGTTCATGATGTATTTGATCTCGCCCTTGAGCGTCGGATCGATATCACGGAACTTGAGAGCGCCTCTCTCACGGAGCGTGTCGAAGTCTTCCTTGCTGATGTCCACATTGTGGAAAAGCATCAGGGCCTGTACGACCTGTTCCATATTGTCAAGGGAGGTGGATTCAATCAGGTTTATCGCATCGAGGATGGACAAGACCGCCTCGAAGGCGCCCATCCTTACGGAATTGTGCTTGTACTCGATGATGGGAATCATGCCGAGAGGATTCTCTTCGAAGACCGCGCCGCCAGGTGATGTGACGGTCGCTTGAAGGTTTTCCGTATAGCACGTGTAGTGGGTAATGCCCTGATTATCAACGGTGAATGTCACGCCCATCAGGACTTTCCTGTCTGGGGTGTTGCGCTTCACCGTGAAGGTATTGCGCGGATCCAGAATATAGATGCCAAACGGAGCATCGCCTTCTTCATAGTCCTTCTTCGGAATGATGTACCTGTAGCCAAGGCCGCATGTGTGAATCCAGTCAGCCAGCTCCTTGTCCTTGCCGTACTTGTCTTCCGCAAGCATGAAGCTGTTCAGACGTGTAATCTCTTCATCAACAGTGTCGCTGTGGAGGCCAAGGGACACATACTGGACAGGTTCGCCGAGCAAATATCCCGTCTTGAACGCGACAATTTCCTCAGCCCTGTTAACAATCACCTTGTTGTTGATCTCTGGGCGATATTCCTTTTCCTTGTACAGGATGGGCTGGATACCGCGCCTATAGTTGTAGAGGTACTCGATCCGCACAGCATTTGCCGCATGCGAAATGACCGCCGCATTCAATACCTCTTCCAGATTGTCCTGAGTAATCTCCTGAACGTCCGTCAGGATCTCACGCCGACCATGAAAGCCGGTCATTACTGTGCCTTCTTTGTACATCTCGTCACCTTTATCGAAAATCGTCTGTGTTAGATGTCACATAACATATAGCACAGATTATGTCAACCAACACCCATCCGGCACTTTTGCCGATTGCCATTAAAACGGTCTGTCGATGATCTCTATGGCGTTGCCAGTGAGGCGGCCACGGATGTAATTTTCCAGACCGGCTAAAGCGTCAGGAGCGTCATCGTGAGGCACTTTGCCTGAGCGTGTATACGTCTGAACAGCTTTCATGAAGAAAGCATATTGGCTTGCTTTGGGATATTTCGAGGGATGGAGAAAGTAGAAGTGTTTAATAATATTATCAGAAGCAAATTCTATTCTTGTCTGCTTGTTTGCCAGTGAGCGCTTAGTCCGCACATCGCAACTGTATCCATGATTTTCCATGATCGTCATGACATCTCGCGCGAAGTATTCACCGGCAGCGTTGCACTCGAAGCATGCAGATACGACGTGATTGTCAATCAGGGCGTGTGCGCATTCCGGCTTTGTAGCTTCGGGCGGCGAATCATCATACACCACATACGGAATATAGACATCATCGCCGTAGATATAGCCAACTACCAGTGCGCAATAGTCTTCACCTTTTTCCGCAGTGTCAGCGTAGGCCACAATCGCGTCAGGCTCCCTGTCGACAGGCAGTTCGTAGAAGTAGTTCAGACGATGCTTGGGGAAGAGGATACCTCTGGCTTCGAAGGGCTGTTGCTGAAATTCGCTCATCCACTGCTCTTCCGTAAGCATGTCGCGCTGGTCGCGGAAGTATTGGGTAGTGAAGACGTGCTGCCCCTCTCTGACGTACTCAAAGTTTGTCTCGTCCGTCTCAGGATCCAGGGCCGGAGTCTCAAGGATCTTAGTTCGTTTGCCTTGCTTCGCCATCTCCTCTTGCAGTCTGCCAATCGGGTCGTAGAGGGAATACCTTGTTCCGCAGATGACAATGGGTGTACCTTCAATGGCACGGCCTAAGATATCACCAGAGATGACTTCCCACTTGCGGTCAAGCCTGGACCTGTCTTTGGCTTCCTCACGTCCCTCCACGCAGTCATCGAGGTAGAGAAGGTTCGTTGCTTCGGAAAGACCGACCTGACGAGAGTCAATCGAGCGGCACATGATTGTGGGGAATCTTGACTTCTCGTTGAAGTTGATCGTCTTCAAGTCGGCATTCGTCTGGGAGATGTACACATCAGGGAAGATGTCGTAGTAGTGATATTCGGACGGAATAAGCAGATATTCAAGGCACCCTGTATAGAATGATCGGACGAGGTCGTCGCCAGTGCCTTCCGCAAGTGTTGCTCTGTCAGGTCTCCGTCCAGACATCATGTTGATAAAATTAATGCCTAGCTGACTGTTATGTGTTGGCACAAAGTACGTCCCAACAAGATACAAATGCTCATCATTATCAACGCAGATACACTGGGCCTCTTCTTCTCCGCAAGGCGTAATGCTCTCGATGTACCTGTAAAGCTTTTCACGCTTAGGCTTATACGCATTGGCCTTGCGTGATAACTTGAAGGGATTAATCGATGACGGAAAGCAAATGTTGATGCGGTAATTCTCTCGCGTCTGAATATGCGCACCATTCTTTGTATAACTTCCCATACGAACCTTGCATGAAGCATAGCCGCCAAGAGAACGAACAATGAACATCACAGCATCACGTAATTGAGGCGATGTAGTGGAAAACTCAATACCCTTTGACTGTGCGTAACCGTCAGTATCAAGCAGCCCCCTGAGTAATTCCAGACGCATCTCAGATGTCGTAAAGACGTAATCATCAGGAATATGCTTTTCATAAGAACGCTTACCAAGCAATCCGTAATGTTCCAGTGCTTCCGCAGTCGCACATTTCACAAGATGACCGCCGGAGTCATACTTCCTAGTTTCGGAGTGGATTCTCCAACAGTCCTTCTTCTTTTGATATCGTTCGCAGATATCGCCCTCCGGCAGATGGGTACTGACATACTCGATGATTTCCGCATCAGGAGTCGTGATGTTTACCGTACTTTCCGTAAGACCACCATCGCCAAGAAGAACACCAAGGACGTACGGATCGATCAGCACTTCCTGATAGAGAAACTCAGCTGGTTCGCAATACTCCACGGAGAAGACATTGTGCTCACCACGACCTTTGCCACCGCGCAGTCCGTGCTTCATGATGTCGCCAGTGGACATGACTCTTTCGGAATATCCGCATTTGCCGGATGGTGAATTGACGTTATGGAAACGTACCTTCCATAGGTGTTCCGCACAGGTTTTCACCGTAGCGCCGTCCGTAAAGCGTACTTCATAAACAGGCACCTTCCCTTGCGGAAAAACACCTGTTACCGTCGTGTCATAGCCATCTCTCGCCATGACCAGGTCGCCCACACGAATATCACCCATGCGCTTAAATCCATACGGAGTCGGAATAGGCGTATCAAGTGTGACAGCCTTTCCTGATCGCTTGGGCATGGAGATCGACAGGAAGTCCAGTTTTCCGTCAATGATTTCCTGATAGGCATCCACGTACCGCCGCAGATAGTGACGGCGCGGAAGATAGAATTGCTTCCACAGCGGCTTTCCGTACTCAACAGCTTGCAGATAGTCGTCGAAGAAGTCCTGTGCGCCGAACAGCAGAAGCCCGAATTTCAGCTGATCCAAAACCGGAAGCACGTCGTAATCCTTCCGCTCAACAGCGGCAGCTATCGCGTGGTCTATCGGATTGTAAAGCATGTGGATGAATTTATGAGCGCTGTCGAAGTCTTCCTTCACCCACTCTCTTGCCACTCCAAGAGCATCGTTGTACGGGACCAGGTCGTCAGGATTCTGTCTGACAGACAGCAGTATAGCCTTCGCTATGTCTTGGTTCTTCACACAAAACCTCCCTGTCAAAATTTTAGTATAAATAAAGAGGCGGCATACACCGCCCCTTACCGATAAGGAGATACAAACAATCGAGAAAAGAAAGGTCGTCGCAGAAAATGGATACCAGGTGAGGTCGGCAAGACCTCAATCAGGGACGACAGGCTCCGCTCCTGTTACCTCTCGGTTCAAAGCCGAGTGTTCTACTTGATGAACTACGCCCCCGAAGCGCGGCAGTGTGCACGGCGAGGAACCCGAAAGACTCACTTCACTGCCGCTATGAAATTATAGGATGAGCATACTCATGGAGGAATCATCAGTGCTCAAACACATGTGACGGAGTCGAACCGTCAGGTGCGGAACACCAACCGATCATGCGTACTCTTATGGCAGAAAGGTGGATCAGGAGAAAGCAATGAAAAAAAGAATCTGGATGTTTCTACAAGGCGAGTATATCACAGCCATTCCGTAAAGGCAGTTAAGCGGAGGGGAAATCGGCAAAGGTCTTGGTGCATAAATATACCCCCGGAGGGTATCCGAGGGTAGATGGTGTCAGGCTGACTGCTTTATCAGCCGGAAGAAGGTTGATCGAGATACGCCAAGCTTACTGGCGCACTCCTCAGCGGAGATCTTCCGTGCGGAATAGAGGCATTCCAGTTCGCGATAGAGGGCCATATCGATTACGGAATGCGGACGGCCTTCCTTCAGTTCGCCTCTGGAACGCTTTGCGTCCTTTCCTTCCGTAGTCCGTTGGACGATCATATCACGTTCAAATTCCGCAAAGGCTAACATGATATGCACCATCAGCCGCGAGGTCGGAGTGTCATCAAAGCGTCCCATATTGAGGACGTTGAGAGTGCATCCGCGATTGATGAACTCCTCGATGATCTCGATTCCGCCTTTGGTCGAACGAGCGATACGATCCAGTTTGCAGACCACGACGGTGTCACCCGGCTGAAGTACGCTCATCAGCTTGTCAAGCTGAGGACGGTGCGCCTTGGTTCCTGTGAAGGAGTCAGCGAAGATCTGCTCCGCTCCGGCAGCACGGAGGTCGCGCTCCTGGACCTCTAGGCTGTTTCCGTCACGGGCCTGACCGATGGTGCTGACACGCGCGTATCCATAAATCATTTTGATTCCTCCTCTGCTGTGATGATCCATTCAAGGGACGGATCTTCCTTACTGCGGATGACCAGTTCGCATCCCATAGCGTCAACGACTTTGGCGAGAAGCTGAACAGTGATGGACTTTCGATCTCTGCCAACGATCTGGGCAACTCCGGCCTGACTGGCATAACCGAGGCGTTCGGCAAGCTTGGTCTGGGTGATCTTCAGTGTCCTTAAGGCTTTCTTGATTACATCTTGTTCTCTCATGGTGTGTACCTCCTCTGTAAGAAGAGTATATCATCACGCATGCATATTAATCAAGCGCAAAAGCATGGATACGTGATATTTGAGCGCCCACTCAGCCACCTCGTAAAATGCGCATAGTAGGAAAATATTCGCGCCACCCCCATTTAACGTTTCCTGCGCGTGTGCGCGTGTACGCACGTGTGCGCGTATATATTAATATATATAATAAATAGGCGGTAATCCATTAATAATCCTTATACCGCCCTTTTTTATTTTCTGCGGCATTTTAAAATCGCCGTAGGAGAATTATTCCGTGTCAGTTTTCTTATCAGCCTTGTGGCAGTACTGATCAGCCGTATACCCGCCGTACTCATTCCGTAAGCAGTATTATCCCTACCGCTCTCCTAATCTTATCCATCATAACCGTAATAATCCCAGTAGTCATTCTAATAGCTACCGCCGTCATAGCGGTATTTTTTGTTTTGCGCGGTGTAAGAGGGGGTTACCCCCGCCGTCTGCAGCCTGGTCGTTTTCCCCCGTGCCCTTGCCATTGTGGGCGATATTTGTAGTACTACCAACCTTCAAAACGCTTTTTGTGATCACATCCCCCGTATTAAATTTACCCTTTTCAGCTTTTTACAGGCCACACAAAAAGATGGTAGGCGGTCGACAGTGTCAAAACTTTTCACTTTTGAAACGGTGATTCACTTTGTGCAAATTGACAATAGCCGCCCACGTCCAACTATTAAAATTTTTAATGAACTAGGGCATATCTATTAAATATTTTAATAAAAAAGGGTCGCGATGGGGTTAGTACTTGCGCCACCCACGCGCCACCCATGCCCACACCCACACAAGGGCCGAAGCGGACGCACACATTGAGCGGTCACTCATTTTATCACGTATACGTAAGATTTTACTATACATTATTATGAGTGCGTGTTAATATAAAGATGTCCTAAATAAGGGGCGCGCACAGAAGAGGCTACAGAGGCCACAGAGAGCGCCAGAGAGAGCGCAGAGGAGGAAAGCATGGAATATAACTACAGGGAAGCAATGAAGCGCGATATTCTCCAGTATCTGGAAGACAACTACACCTTCACAGAAGAGGAAGCCGCAGAACTGGATAGAGACAGCTTCAGGGAGGAAGTAGAAGAAAGACTGTGGACAGCTGACGAGGTGACAGGGAACGCAAGCGGCTCTTACACTTTCAACCGTTACAAGGCGCAGGAATATGTACTTGCTAATTGGGATTTAATGGTCGAGGCAATTGATTGCTTTGATGACTGGGACAGAGCAAAGGAATACTTCAGACAAAGCAACTTCGAGGCGTTGGACGTGACAATTCGTTGCTATCTGCTTTCCTCAGTCCTCGAAGAAGTCCTAGAAGAGTATGCATGAAGTCACAGAAGAATCCATAAACCAGTACAACCATAGAACAATCACAGGAGGATGAAACCATGAAAAGAAACGAATACTCGAAGCGCATTGACAAGGCCGTGAAGCTGATTGCAAAACAGCCAACACTCATTATTGAGCATACCATCGACGGGGCCTATTATATCTCAGACGGTCACTTTCTTGTGGTCGTCCCCGAAGAACTCTACGACACAGCTTTTCGTATTGCTTCCCCTCGTTTCGTTGAGGTGGCAAGCGGTACAACCGTAAGAGCGGACGACACAAAGAAGCTTCCGAAGGAATGCGAGACGAGACTAACAAATTGCCTCCCGAAGGAAGAAGGCAAGCCGTGCAAAGTCTCCCCGTACACACTCAACAGAGACGAGGGCAACGCTAGAGTCCTTAAGAGGGCAGACGGCGAAAACGTATACCTCAATGATGAATGGTTTACAGTACTGAGCGTGTTTAACCCTGACGGGGAATGGTTCCAGAGCTCCAGGCGTTCCCCCATTTGCGGCTCCGCAGTACATGACACATTCATTATGATTTGCCCTATCTGGGTAAATGATGTTGATTGGACAGTTTCAGAGGTGGCATAACAAGCCGCCTCTTTTTCACTGGAGGGTGAAGATATGAAGCACTATTATCTTCCGTCATTTGATAAAGTAGTGACAAAAAACGAACTACTCGCAATGTGGCGCGAGTACGAAAAAGAACTATCTTTCAAGCGGTGGCGCTTTGAAGCTTCACAGGCTTTTGAACTAAACAGTATCGGGCGCGCAATGCGCAAGGGCTATATCGTCAACCAAAACGAGGTAACAGAGGAATGAAAAGGTATTACTTACCATCTGAAAATGCAATTGTAACAAAGTCGGAATTGCTAGCATATTACAGGCAATGTACATTTGCCGACGGTGAAAAAATCACGTTTAAAGCTTTCCGCAACTTAGAAATAGCCTATTCCGACTTATACACCGTCAAACGCGCATTAGAAAATGGATATATAAAAGAGGCAAACAATGGACAATGACATTTTCAAGCGGCTTTTAAAAGAGCCGCACTTATTGATAGCGGGCGCGACAGGCACGGGCAAGAGCGTGTTAATCAATGGCCTGATTTGCTCATTGCTTGAATCGGGGCCGGACAAAGTCAAGTTGGTTCTTGTGGATCCTAAAATGGTGGAATTGTACGAATACCGCCACTTACCGCAAGTCATGGCATATGCTGATAATGTGAACGACGCATGCACGGCTCTTGAATCCGTCATAAAGACAATGGAACGCCGATTTGTTGCAATGCGCGCAAGCGGTGTAAAATCGTATAGTGGCGCGCAAATCTATATCATAATTGATGAGTACGCTGATTTGGTATTGACTGCTAAAAAACGTATATCACCGCTTGTGCAAAGAATTTTACAGTTGGCACGGGCGGCCGGAATACATGTTATTCTTGCCACACAAAGCCCATTAGCAACCATTTTAAGTACTGATATCAAGTGTAACATGCCGTCAAGAATTGCATTAAAGACGGCGACAGCACGCGATAGCAGAAATATAATCGACGTATCAGGGGCCGAAAATTTACCGCCGTATGGTATGGGTATATTTCGACATGGGGCCGACTTTGAAAAAATCGAAATCCCATTTATTGACGACAAAACAAGAAAAGAAGTAGTTTCAAGGTGGACACAAATTCAGATCTATAAAAGAGCATGAGAGGAGAAAAAACAATGAAAAAATATGTAGTTATCGGTGGACAGTATGACTATAAATACATTGGACAATCTAACACGTTACGGGGCGCTAAATGGATAGCTACCCACAATGTAGAACTATGGGACAATTGGCAAGGACTTGTAAAACCTAGAATCTACCTTGCTAGTGATGTCAGGCTTATTAACAATGGTTACTTTATATATCCTGTACCGAAGTTATTTAGTGAACCGATTCAAGATTTTCAGTTTAAGAGGGCATAAAAAGCCCTCTTTTTTTGTGTCTAAAATTCGAATTATGCACTTTGCAGCCATACACCTACACAAGCCGCACAAGGCCACACAAGGCCCGTAAAGGCCCTACAATGCGATTGTAGGCGCGTGGGCGTGTTATAGGTCGACCAATGCCTTTAAATTCAATTGTAGCGCATTACAGACGCTCTCACGTGCACGTGATCACGTATTATAGCAGATTCCGGGAGCCGTCAAAAAACACGAAATCGCGCACAAGGCCTCTAGCACCGTCTGTATTGCGTTTTAATGCTTTCAAGGCATACTTGCACGCTAAAACCATTAAAACCGATTGTAGCGGCTTGTGGGCGGCTTGTGGCGTGTTTCCGTACATGCTACCATCCCATGCTTACACCGTCAAAAATCCGGCTCGCTACAATGCTATAACAGATAGAACAGCCGCCGCAAAAAGAAAAGCGCCTATTATGCTAGTATTAGTAGCACAATAAGCGCTATACGCGTATTGCGTCCATTGTTATAGTCCAGCTATAACAGCGGCTGACGGTCTCCGGCGACTGGTTATTTTCTTACACTGATTAAAAACAATCTCAGATTCTAATCTTACACCGATTAAAATCTTACACACCCTCGCCGCTGTTTTCCGAATCTTCGAACGACTGTTCAGTCTCGATTTCGCGCCGGTCCTGGTCTTGTAAAATCGGTGAGCCAATTTTTTTCGGGGTCTCGATCAGGCGGCTCTGTTCATACCGTTCTGCGATCTTTTCAGCAGATTCTGCGGATCCGATTAAGTTTGGCGACTCCACCACCTGGACCTGTTCGTCGCGCAACTCGTCGAAATTCTTCTGCCAGAAAATTCCGATAGCCGGATGAACCTTTCCGTTCAGCATGATCTGCTCACGCATGCTGCTGAGGAATGACAGCACTTGAAGCCAGAACCTTTTTCGCTCAACATCGCCCTGATCCTCACCCTTTGTCCACCGCCAAACTTGCTGTTTGGTAACGCCGCAAGCCAGATATGCTGCCAGATTTGATGGCATGTTGTCGTACTCCTCGCACTTCTGTAGGTAAAACTCAAAGCGTTTCCGCATTGTCTCCACATCATGGGCATCCGTCAATGTGGGCGGCGTGATGTCGCGAAGGAAGTTGACCGTCTTCGTGGCGAAACCTTCTTCAAACTTCGGATAAGGCTTGCCTGGTTTATCTTGCACACGCTCTCGCGGCGGATTTTTTCTAGGCCTACCCCGGGTCATGATTTACCCCTTTCGTTTTTTGCTACCTTATGCTTTCCCCGTCCCCCCTTCGTGGTTTCCGTGGAATTGTCCACAGGATTGTCCACATCAGGCTGGATCTGGATAGTGACTGAGGCTTTCTGCGCAGCTTCTTTCTGTTCGCGAGTAAAGCGCTCTACGTAGGACTCGGATGATACCTTCACGTCCATCTTATGTCTCCTTTCAAATGTTTACTATGCGTATATACAGTTGCTTGGGATTTTACCCCTAAATTCGCGTTTTAGCAAGCTAGGCAAGGAATCCTAGGCTAAGGCTCCTAACGTGCGAGTTTTGGGTGATTTACGCCCTGTTGCGCCGACGTAAAAAAGATTCTGTGAGGGCTGTCACTCTGCTGGGAGGTAGCCCACCCTGACTCTATCGCAATAACGCGCGTGAATTATATAGAATACCCTTTCCGCTCTCTCAGCCGTGTTGTACGTCCCAACCACGTACGTCTTCTCGCCGCCCTCGTCGCAGAGGAGCAGTGACTTTCCGTCAAGCATAAGCACAAAGTGGTCAAGGTTAAATGACATCGTGCCGCGCTGGTTCACCAGTCTCATTCCGTATCATCTCCTTCCTGTGGGGCACCCCCTGGGTCTCGTTTACCCCTCCGGCAAATTCAGCCTTACGGAATGGGGGTACCCCCTTCTTACGTTTGTCCTTGGCTTTTCACCTCGTTTTCGCGTCTTACGAGGCTAGGTGGAGAAATACTCGACCACACCACCTAGGACGCGAGTTTTGGTGGTTTTACGACGTTGTACAACGTGTTACGAATCACGTCTCGCAATCGTTCTCCGTGCGATCTCAGCCCTCTCAGCCTGCTCCTCTTCAGACATCACGTGGTTCGGCTGGATCCTGACCCATCTCACAGGGATATGAGCGCAAATGCTCCCGTCCTTGTTGATGATCATGTCAATCTCATTGGGCCGTTCCTTCTTCAGCCGCTGAAGCCTGTTCTTCAGACGCTTCTGCGTCGCTGTCACTGTAGCTACTTCTTCTCCAGTCAGGAACTCAATAGCATTGTCCTGACAGATGTACTCATCAGCCATTAATTACCTCCTACGTTCATTCTCTGCTCTACTCGCCTAATCTTCGCCGCCCTAAAGAATGCCACCTTGTCATCCAGTCCGTACATCAGCTTAAGTTGCGCAAGGCAGATTTCCACGTCAGCAATCTCCTCAGCGATATGGTCGAACTCATTCTCAGTGTCACCGCAAAGCTTACGATGCATCTTGGAGATGGCTTGCATCAGTTCACCTACCTCCTCATAAAACAGCCGCTCCTGAGCATCCTTGCCCCAATGGTCGATGGCCTTGCGGCAGATTTCAAGTTCCGTGTCAGTCATGATTCTCCTCTCTGCATTCCCGGCCCTCTGAAAATTACGATCATCGAGGGGAATGGCGCACTGTTTATCGCATTGCTGAACTTTAGCCTACCAGACACGAACCTCACCTCTGCTCTGTGCAGAATGTAGTCGTGAAAGTAGGCGGTATCTGTCCGTGCCGGGATCAGCATTACGACTATCGTGTTTTCCTTGTGTCCTTCTTCGTAAGCTTTCTTCACCCACTTCCAAATGTCTCTTCCGTAGGGTGGATTGCAAAACACTCTCGACCCCCCCCATGGTTTTTGTAAACCGTCGTCCTCTTTGGTGAAGTACCTCTCACACTTGTGGTTCTCCGCATCTGCACAAGGATCCAAGTCAAAATGAAATTCTGCATCAAGCTTCTCAAACAGGTCGCGAGGAGTGTTCCACTGGTCAGATTTACTGCTGAATAGTGCTGAGTCAGTCATCTTCATCCGTTTATGCGCTCTCCTTCCTGACGATCTGTAACCTGTATCCCATAGCATCAAGCACAGCCTCCACCGTGCTGAAGTTGGCAGCTACCTTCGGCTGTTTGCAAACGATGGCGCTCAAGGTCTCCACGCGATATCCGGCCTTTCTCGCCAACGCACTCAGCCTCCAGTGGATGCGGTAAGCATCAAGCATGCGGAGGAAGATGTCATAGGCACTACCTTCCGTATCAGCCGCCGCAAGGATATCGTCGTCGAATACCCCTTTGCTCTTTTGAGGTCGCCCCATATCACTGGCCCCCCTTCTTTATAGGGACGAGCGTATAGCCCATTCCGTCCATCAATGTCTCTAGTGTTGAGACCATCGCGCCCTGCCGCCCGTTCTTAATGTTCGTGATGGTGCATGCCTGGACTCCTGTCTTCCGCGACAGCACCGCGAGATCTTCCTTTGTGTGGTAGACCATCAGCATGCGGCGCAAGAGGTCGTTTATGCCTTCAGCGCTGTCGATAGCCCTCTCCATATCCTTTTCATACTGTGTCATAATCAGGCTCTCCTTCCCGGCCCCACCAAAGGTCACACCAGTCATCCTCAGTGATCGTCTCTGCCGCATAGTCACTGTCAACGTTTGTGCAGACATAGCTGCCAGTCTTCCGTTCCTTGCAGTATTTGCAAGTCAAACATGTCCCCTCATACGTCATCGCTTATCGTCCTCGTTACTCATAGCCAGAAGGCCAAGAATCAAAAACATCAGGTTTGCTCCAACAATCATTCCCACTACGAAGCTGATCATTTCTTCCTCCCCAACACAGGCGGCTTGTGGCCCACGCCAAAAGCATTATGGTCGTCGATATAATAATTGGCGAACACCTTTCTCGGATTGTTTCCGTAAAACGACTGCATCTCCGGCAGATTGTCGTTGACGGCATCGAACTCAAGGCCCTGGGCCTTACACCACTCGATGGCTTGGGAGAGCAGTTCGCCCTCCCTCATCGTCCAGAGAATCAGCTTGTGGCCTTCCTTCCGTGCCTGTATCAGGTAGCGGAGGATATAACCATTAGGCTTGCCGATATCGGGCCACGCATTCTCGCAAAGTGTTCCGTCAAAGTCGACTGCGAATATCAGTCCCATCTGCACCTCCCCCTGGTCATACATCCCCCTTTCTCTTAATGCGGATTCCCCATTTAACCGTACCCCCTTCGTCCTCTACGGACTCGGGAGTGATGTCGTAGTCGTCAAGGCTGATAAAAGAATCGAGCAAAATGCTGTCCTCTCTCAGATCTTCAACTGTGCTTCGGATGACCTGATTAAACCTTGGACATCTATGCTTGTCGTTGTCATACTCCTTGCACTCTTTGCGCCACTCGTCAAGTACTGGTATAGGTGACGGAAGATTCTCAATCGCCTTAACATCATCGCATGACACTCCGCAATACCCACTTCCGCATCCGGCTTGGCAAAGCGCAATGATTGCTGCGTGTCGATCAATCAGGTTGCTCATCTGTCCTCCTTTCCGCTCGACCACAATAAAAATCAGATGGCGTAACTGTTGCTCTGCACGGCAGCCATGCAGTCGAACCACTCTGGTCTTTTCTCCATCGGCAATCACGACAACGGATGATTTCCGGCTGTGCGGACGGCAGTGTATTGAGTGCATCTTCGCACCTTCCGAAAACGCCTCTCAATTCAGCGCACGCTTCGCTTACAGCATCAATCGCCGCCTGTCTGCTGATTAAATCATTCATCCTGTTCACCTGCTCTCCTGTTCCACGCTACTATATTGTCTTCTTCGCAACATGCTTCTTGTTGCCAAAACGAAGAAAGGCAATCATAACAGCAAATGTAACTTCCTAAATCACCATCTCTTTCAACATGGACATTCGACCCTCCGCAAAACGGACACGGTTTTAATTTATCAGCCATTCTGTTCACCTATCATAGCCGCACCACAGTTAGGGCAGAAATTTGTTTTGTCGATACTAAATTTAGGCGGATACGGATTGTCAAATGTCAGCGGCTCCGTCATATATCTCGGTAAATTTTCACCGCACTGATCACAAACGTAGTAGTAACCATCTGCATCAGACATTTTTATCCACTTTCCCTTTTTCCTCTCCGGCTCTATAGTGGGCTGTTCGTCTATCAACTCTGCAAATGTATCATACACATGGACACCATCTGCAAAATGTACTTCAATACTGTCTTTCAGTGCGTCAGCGTCAATCAGTCTCACTGCCTACCTCCATCTCCGCCCCGCAGTTGGGACAGAATTTATATGCACACAAACTGATATAATTGCACCGTGTACACATCAACGCTCTGGGTCTGGCTCCCATTATTCCGTCAAAGATGTGTTCTCTCCATTCCCCTGTCTTTGGTTCTTTGTCTTCGTACTGTTTCAGCCTGTTTGTAATCATATCTGATATGTACCACCACGGAGCATTAAGACATTTGAAAAACGCATGCCCTTCTTCTAACATTGACGGTACATCTTCGAGTTCAAGGATATATTTAGCCATCCTGTTCACCTCTTATCTCCGCTCCGCAGTTGGGACAGAATTTATAAACCCCTCTCTTTGTCGTGCATCCACATTCCGAGCATACAGGGATATAACCAAAAAAGCCGTAGGGGTCAGGTTTCATCTTCCACCGTCCCTTCTTCCGCTCTGGCTTCAATGACATTAACCTTGTTTCGGCATCTGCTTCTGTATGTCCATCCCAGTGTTTGCCTCTTGGCAAGTCAATGCAGTCAAACATGCCCCAGTATTTGTTTTCGTAGTGGTATGTGTAACTCCCTTCTGGCGTATCAATGCCAACGATAAACCAGCCGCCACCGAAACAATATTCGCCGTCTTCGTGCCTGTGCGACTTCCATGCCTTGTCCTTGTATGCTTTTACAAGCGCGGCAAACAAGATCATTCTCTGCTCATACAGGCTATTGAATGTGTGGAATCCATCAGATACCTCGCCAATATCATCAACACCGGCAGCATCACATATTGCCTTCCTTCTTGCCAATTCCGTATCAGTCATCATCCACCCCTTTTCCTAAGATGCCGTATGCACGAAGAACAACTTCAAGCGCTTTGATGGTGCCTTCCAGTCTGCCGACGCCACGCCTGAGAAAATCGTTTGAACTCTTCAGATCGTCGATCTCACTCTTCAGCTTGTTAATCTCGCTGTTGTTGACAGGGGGCCATTTGTAATATTCCACACCCCTGACAACAACCCTATTGATTTCGCCATCAAATTCTGCGATGGTAGGCGCGGAGTACACCATCTCTGCAATCCTTTCGCGGCTGTCCAGTCTGTCGAGCCAGACGTGTTCTATCAGTTCGTCAGCATTTATTAGTCGCATATCGTTCCTCCTTTACTGAGCCTCACAAAAAGCATCAGGGTCAATCAGGCTATTGCCAGACAATGCATCATTGATCATCTCAATCTGCTTAGGGCTGAACTCGATCACCTCTTCCTTGTCTATCCGAAGCTTTGTGACTGGATCGTGAATAACGTACTCATAGTCATCGTCATAAACTACCGCAGTATCATCAAACGGTGAGAAACCAAAGCCCCAGACCTTCTTGCCTTTATAGTCGCCAGCGATGACAGTGTAATAGCATTTCTTCACACTATTGGTCGGCATGCTTCACACCTCCGCAAATCTCCGCAAGTAATACATGAACTGCTCAGCTTCCTCTTCACCTCTGAAATTCGCAAGGATCATTTCACCTCCGGCAACACCAACCACCAGACGGAACAGCGGTCTGCCAGGATCGCCCTTCTGCGGCTCTCTCACGCCGATTGAAATTCCATTAGACTTATTTGTCACGCTCTTGATGTCCATTGAGTCCCTCCTTCTTGCTATCGTTCCACTTGCCAAGTGCTTCCTTCACTGCATCGGCAAACTGGGCCAACTTAAACGCAAACAGTTTAATCTGCCAAAGCTGTGCCATAATGAATACCACAGCGATGATCATCACTACTTCAAATGCCAAGCTTACTCCTCCTTCCAAATCTCTGGCTCATCCTCTCCAGAGCCTTAAGTGCCGCCACGCACATGTCCATGGCGTATTCGCGGTCGGACATATTCCGCAGCACCGCTTCCAGTTCCGTCATTGACTGCACCGCCTCATCCCAGTACGCTTCCGACTCCACTGTGTCTTCCGTAAGGGCAAGGCCATGCTCCTTCAGCCACTTCCAACATTCCGTCGTGACTGTGTGATACGGCTTCATGTCGTCAACCGTAATGCTTACCGTTTCCTTTTCCGCTCTCATGCCTCCTCCCTTACACGTTGAAAGGTATATCCATATCGCCGTCATCGAGGTAGTCCGTGTCCCATCCGTACTGCACCATCTCGCTTGCGGCATTCTTCAGCCGCTTTGTCTCCGGCTCATACCACAGCGGAATGAACACATCCTGGCATCCGCTCTCACGGTCTTTCGCGATCTCGATGACATTCGTGCCTCTGTAGCATTCGTGGTCATCGCTGAAGCGAAACATCTCTTTCGACAGCCGCTGAAAGTCCAGATTATTCCGATGGACGATGAACGCATCATCAACAAGGTTCACGATGTCGTTGGATCCGCTGACATCCTCCAGACGGAGGAAGCCGTTTGCTTTCCTCGGATGTGCCACGAAGATGATGTGGGTATTGGTTCTCTTCGCCAGATCTGACAAGTCCTTGGTAAATTGCTTCTGGGCATCATATTTGTCCTGAGCCAGTCCCCTGATATCAAGCGCCATCAGATTGTCGAGAATGATCACGTCCGTCTTCTGGGCGGCGATTTGATTCTCCAGCCGCTTAAGTATCAGCGAGAAGTCGTTGCCGTAGTCGTTGTTATACAGGACGAAATGCCCACCAAGCCACTCAGCGATCTTCATCTTGTCAGCGTCCTCGACGTAGAAGAAGCCGTCATGATACTGCGAAGGTTTGACGTGCATCTTTCCGGCGGCTTGCAAGAACATCCACCGCATGAAATTCTCAGCCGTCAACTCACCGGAGTATGCCAATACGTTGTAGCCCTGATTAACAGCATTGAGGCAGATCGTCGTCAGGATTGTCGACTTGGAACCGCCCCTCAGACCTGACAGCACCGAGATGCCGCCCTTTTTCAGCCCGATCATCCGATTGTCGATGCCTTCTATCCCTGTCGGCACGTACGTCACGTCGGGATTTGGCATGCCGAGAATCTGCTTTGCCGTCAGGAACATTGGCTCTTCCGGCTGAGGATCCTCTTCCAGCTCCGCAGCTATATCACGATTGAAGCGGCTGTGCGCCTTCCATCCGGCATTGATTCTCTCGTCATCCTCTTCAGCCATGCCGCGATTGTCGTAAGCATCAGGCTCGAACTTCAGTCGCACGTCTCGCCACGTCCGCTCACTGCATGAATTGTGGAGGCACTTGAATCCTATCCGGCCCGTGCCGTCCGTCGTAATCATCGAGTCAGGCGCGCGATGCGTATCATCGAATGGGCAATGCTCAAGGACGAACTTCGTGTAGCCTGGTCCGCTCTTCTCCGTGTACGCCAGTCCGTACCTGTCCATCCACTCGCGGATGTCAAACGTGCGCGGATTGAAGTTGTTGTACTCTTGCGGCTCTTCCTTCTTCGGCAATGTGCTTTCGATGACATGCTCGATATATGTCCTCTTGGTCTGCCGTATCTCTTTCGGCCTAGAGACGATGTACGCCATCCTGTGCGGCCTGTCCTTGGTCGATGCACCCTTTTGGGCGACCGTGCCGTACATCTTGCAGATCCGCGCCGGATTGAAGTTGACCGTGTCAATCTTGATGTGGTCAGTATTGAACAGCAGTGCCATCGCCGTCAGGAAGTCCGTCACCAGCTTCTTACTGTCCGCCGAATTGTAGAAGCCGACGTTGTAAAGCAGATGATAGCCATTGCCAGACATCCCTATGACAGGATCCTCGAAGCCTTGCGTCTTGAGATACCGTGCGACCTTGACCGCCTGTTCCCTTGCCAACTCCAGTTCTTCATTACTCGAAGAGACATCAGTGGGCCTGATAGGGTCCAGGTCGATCAGCAGCCACTCGTACGTCACGACATCGACATCGCCAGTCGTGGTCACGCCTTGCATAAATTCATCATGCTGTGCGCGACCGTAACAAGCCTCGTTGATGCCGTTGAGCGTGAAGAAGACGCTTTTGCCGTCCAGCCGAATCTTTGACAGTTCGTCAATGGCAGTGTCAGCATCAGTGAAATATCCGCTGTAGACATCACCCTTGTGCTTGCCGAACACTCTCAATTCGAACAACTCGCCATCCGGCTTTAATACACTTAGTGCCTTCCTCAGTTGCTCTTCATCGATGTAATCATTCCTCGATGACACGTTTCAGGCCCTCCGTATTGACGTTATACCGGGAAGAAAGAGAACCCTCGCGCGCACGCGCGTAATCTTTTTTCTTTTCTTCTTTACTTTCTTTATATTCTTTATTTCTTGTTAGTGTATCGCCTGAGGTTACCCCTGAGGTTACCCCTGATGGGTCGTCGGAGGCTACCGTGGTGGATACTCCTGTGGAACCTTGAGCCTGATAATCGTCCCAATTTACAACGGTTATGATGGTTCCGTGCGCCATCGTTGAGTATGTTATCATCCCAAGGTTTTGTAGCCCCTTTAAGAACTTATCAACACGCTTACGAGACCACTTCCAGTGGCTACCCAAAAAATGGATACTTGTGTATGTTTGTCCCTTCTTTAAGTTTATTATGTCACCGAAATTAGTCCTTATTGCGGTGTCTGCATACTGGCATGATAAGAGAATTTCAATCCAGGCAGACCTCGTGTCGTATGGCTCGTTGGTGTCCCAGATCACCTTGTTTCGCAAAAGCTTGCGATAAACCTTGATCCATCCGTCATTACTCATTACTCAACAGCTCCTTTATTCTCAGCCCCGTCTCTGCTTTGGTGCAGAACTCAAACTGCACTCCGTACTTGTCTCTCATCGTCAGCATTGACTTGTAAAGCGCCGCCCCAGTCGTAGCCTTCGGTGATTTCTTCAGCCGTGGATTCTCCCAGAAGTAGACATCCTCGATGGTCTTGATATCATCACCATGCTCACAGAGGATGATGATCTTTATTCCGGCCTCTTGCGCCCTGACTAATTCTGCTCGGAACCGCTCATGCTGTTGGCAGACATTTCCACACAGTTCTTGCAGATCCTTCTTTCGGTCAATGACAAGCCTCGGATTGTCTAGCGACTGGTAATCCCCTACGTAAAGCTTGGAGACAATCGTCTGCACACCCAGAGCGGTGAGCTGGCGCTGAATACGCGCCAACTCCCACTTATGCTCTCTGGAGTCAATCTGGATGACCATTAGAAGGGAACTTCCTCGTCATCAGTGTCAGGGACGGCAATGAAGTCGCGACCAGGCATCGCCGCGCCGGAGGTCGGAAGACGTTTGGCTTCGGGGATCTTGGCAGCTTCTACCGCATCATCTGAGCAGAACCATCTCAGCCGCCGCCGCATGGATGTCTTGCCGTTGTACTCGTCCTCAACCTCTCCGAACACGCCGCCTACGCGCTTGCCCTTGAACTGGCTTGCAAAGGTGTCGCCCCACTGCGTGGTGAATCCGCTGTTGGATTTTTCGACAGAAGTGATAAACGACTTGAAGTTGCGAGTACAGTTGCCGTCGTTGCCGATGACCGTGATGTACTGCCGTCCGGCAATGGGCCATTTCTTGTCCGGCCTGATGTCTTCCGCGAACTGCTTGCTGAAATATTCCGGCTGTTTGTCGCCCTTCGCCATATCGTAGATGACCACGATCATGTCCTTGCCAGTCGAGGATTTCTGCTCCACGACCTGTTTGATGATGAGGTGATGACCGCCCAGTTCAATTGGGGTAAAGTCACCGCCAGCCTGTGTCGCATCATAATTGTTAGGTTTCTGCATGTACATGCCTCCTCTTGTTTATGCACATACCTTACACCATTGCTCCTGTAAAACAGGGTCTGCGCATATTAAACTTGTGTAAGGTATGTAAATTCTTTGTTAAATCTCTTGACATTTTACTCGGCTGAAGTCTTTTCCGGCTTTGCCTCGTTCTTTGCCATGCCATAGTAACTGCGGATAGCCTCATCAACCGCGCGTAAGTCATTGGGCATCTCATCCGGCAGCATATCCTCGGGACTTTTGGCGGTGCTCATTCCGTTAGACTGGGTGAAGAATTTATGATCCTGGCAGTAGATAACGATGTCGAAGCACCCTTCCACCACCAATTTTTCATCGAGCATCTTGCCCACAGTCTTGCACTTCTCGCGCCCATCGGCATCGGTCTCGGAGTGATGGAGCAAGTACACAACCTTGTCGGGATCCTCCAGATCGTTGATGAAGTGGATTAAGCCACGGAAATTCGCGGCGATGTGAGTGAACTTGTCGTAGCCTTTCTCGTATGCACGGTCGAACATCTCATTTGCGAGAAGATACTGACTATCATCAATCACAATGCTCTTTGCCTTACTCTTGGCGATGGCGCTCTCCAGCCATGCGTACTTCGCCGCATTCGCCTGAGCGGCAGTGTCGACGGTCGCCGACTTCTCAAATTTCGGGATCCTGACGACCTTCAAGTCTGAGCGGAATGGCAGTCGGCCCTTCTCTACGGAAATGATGCCGACCTCGCCCGGTTTAAAATTCTTGAGGGAGTAGGTCTTGCCGCTCCCTGATTTGCCTAAAATCAATACAGGCAAACTCATGATGTTTCCTCCTTTTCTATAGTGTCTGGAAAATGTTTCTTGCTGACGGCAATGCAGAACTCATCGATTTCTGATGCGAAGATCGCCGTCCCTGGACCGTTCAGCCGCTCCCATAAGAGAGGGAATGACGAGATGCCGTCGAAGAAGGATCCAAGGGTAGCCGGACGGTCATACATCGCTGAAATCCGTCTCAGAAGCACGAACCAAAACGGAGTGCAAATGCCGTTTCCAATGGCCCTGTATCTCGGAGAGTCAGCCGCTTTGTGCTTCTTGCCATTGCTGTCAACCCAATCGCCGATATCCGTCCATCCGTCGGGCAACCCTTGGAGGCGTTCGCATTCAAGTGGAGTGAGTCTTCTTACGAAATAACTTTCCATACTCCCCCTATAATCAGATCGGTCGCGTCCTTGTAATCCCGACTCTTCAGAGCCGATGCCGCTTCCGTCTCTTTGTACAGGCCGAACGCCTGTAGACTGTAGCATTTCATTACCATCCTCCACGATCAGCATATCGTTGTATGCGTCCTGTCCGTTGTAGCTTCCGGCATGTTGCCCCGGCGACAATGTTCCGGTCCTTCTCTGCATCATTCCTCCCTCTGCATGACGCACGGTGTGTGATGAGGATCCGCCCTTTGCGCTGCCAGTGTCATCGTCTTGTCGCCGTCAACCTTCTGGTTGTAGAGATCGACAGCCACGGCAGTATCCTTCACCATCACAGCCAACTGATCATGCATTGTGCTAAGTGTCTGGCTCGTCTCCGGCGAGATGTGGCTCCCTATGTCGCGCTGTCCGTTGCCTACACAGATTGCTGTGTAGTCCGTTATCCGATTCTGGTGATCGCCAGTTATCGTAGGGGCTATTCCGCCCCCACCATTTCCTCTGGCATCATAGATCCGGCTTGCCTCCGCAGTGCCGCCTCCAGTTCTTGCGGAATCCGCTTCTTGCGTCTCTCTGCCCTTTTGAGGATTCCCTGACAGGCCCTCGCGGACAAATAATACTTCTGGAGCGGACAATCCTCCAAAATCAGCGACAAGCGCGATTCGCTTACGCCGTTGCGGAGTCCCTCGGAATATCGCATTTCCCTCGTCGTCATAGAGGGCATTTCCCCAAAACTGTCCGTCGTGTAGTCTCCAGGCGACGGAAAAGGGGCAACCGAAGATGCCCACTCCAGAGATGCACCCTGACTTGGGCCACCCCCCCCTCAGGTATAGGAACATCGGGGCAGTCCGGCCTTGCGATCCTCGCGATTTCCGTAAGGATGATCTGGAAGTCTTTGCCTTTGTTACTGTTGAGTGCGCCGAAGACGTTTTCGAAGACCAACAGCCTAGGTCGAATAAACTCATCTGAACGCCCTCTTTTTCTGTCGGCATCTCTCATCTCCTTTACTACTCTGACATAGTCATAAAACAGGCGGCTCTCACTGCCTTCCAGACCCATACGGTTTCCGGCTACGCTAAGGTTTTGGCAAGGAGAGCCTCCCACTACGACATCGACAGGCGGCAGTTCTGCACCGTGCAGCTTCGTGATGTCGCCAAGGTGCTTAATAGTATCACCCCCTTTAATACTTAATATGAAAGTTTCCGTGTTCATTGATCCAATCAATGACTTCCTTGTATCCAAGACCGCCTTTGTCGCGACTCTTCATGATGTACTCGTACTGCTTCGGGTGCGTCTTTCGCATCTTCTTAAAGCGCCCTTCACCCTTCTCCAGATGACAGCCAAAGCCGCAAAACATGCATCCAGTTCGCGATACGCCTGTCGTACGGAATGTCGGATTCTCAATCTCAAACAGTCCGTATTCCGCAAGCGACATCTGGCCTTCGATTTCGCCGCCACTGTCGATGATCACATCACCGTAAACCTTGGCAATTGGAATCTTGTTGAGGTAGATGTACATAAGGACATCGTTCTCCGTCCAGAAGGCCATAGGATTAGAGACAGGCTGTTTCATGTCAAAGCCGTTGCATCCATTTTTCAGCCACTGCTGAGTACGGAGGCGGCTTTCCGATGCAAGCTGTGCCATCATCGGATGTCTGCCTGTTTTACGCATGTAAGAATGGGCTGGGGATTTTTTCATGACGGAGCAGCACTTCTGAGAGATCTCAAAAGGCGCATCCAAGAAGAATTGATATTTGACGCATGAGAACATCGAGCGGTCTTTGTCGCTAGGGATAGTCTCCAGAGTCGCTTTGCCGTCTGTTCTGTTTATGCCGAGCAATCTCTGCACTCTGAGATTGTCGATAGCCTTCCCAAAGTCTGGAATCAATTTGATCGCCTTTGGTGAGGATTCCCATAAGGTTTGCAAATCGCGCGGCGCTTCCTCCGGCTTTAAGCCGACAGTGCTCGACGGCATACCTGACGCTTGCTTGCTTGCTTGCTTGCTTGCTTGCTTGCTTGCTTGCTTGCGAGAGATTGTCTCTCCACCGTCGATTCTGTGTAAAGTAGAATATTCGCCGATTCCTCGGATCCTTCTGTACCGATTCGCCCACCATCTTCGTGTCGCGTCGTGCAAACTGATCCAGTCCGCAAAGCTTCTGATATCTGTACAGATAATGCGGTCTGTCTGTCTGTCTGTCTGTCTGTCAGGAGATTATCATTCTGCGCAGCTATGTACTGCAAGTACTTTCTTGCACCGTATACGCATTCCGCTACCTCTTTTGAAATGAAGGGATAGCCGTACTTCTCGATAACCTTTTTGAACGTTAGCTTGGGCTTGACCCACTCGACATTGTTCCACGTCCGCACGAAGTCGCGAATTTCTGGATATTCCAATCCGGTGTCGACAAATACAGCAGGGATGTCTGGATACATCTCCCTCACTATCGTCAGCAGTACCGTTGAGTCCTTGCCGCCGCTAAACGACACGTACACACCGTCCTCGCCGTACTCCTCCACCCATGCCTTGATTCTCTGCTTGGTCATGGCGACCTTAGCATTCAGCGAGAGCATCTGCATCTGATGGAGGTCGGCAAGAGTGTGCTTGTTCTCAGCCGCGCTCAAGCATCAGCCTCCTCTTCGGCAATCTCCATACGGACAGTGATCTTCGCATTGTCTTCCGTATGGATCAGCGCAACTCTGGCAAAGTCGAATGCGGAAGTCGCCTTGTCGAAGGCAAACTTTAATTCGTTATAGCCATCGCCGTTGATAACGACTTGATATTTAATATCCATATCCGTCCTCCTTCTCAGGTATATCCCTGATATTGTGCCTGACGCATGCCAGACACATCCAACCATCTTCTAGTTCCAAAGCCTGTTCATCCTGGATCGGCTCTCCGCAGCAGACGCACTCAGGACGGCTGTCAAGCCACTGTGCGTCCGCTGAGTCTTTGTGGAGCCAATCAGAGTAGGGATCTGCCGCCCACATTATTCGTTGGTCTCCTCTCTTCTTTCGTGATGCGTCATGTGCAGATGCTCCCTTAATCCAAAGTTAGATTCCACACAATCCTTTAGCATTTCCTTAAACGCAAAGGCCTCGTATTGGCTTTCTGCTTCAAGAACCCCATAAAGCATGTACACGGCGGTGACCGCAGTGACTATTCTTTCTTTGCCGTCACAGTCTTCAAATTTGACCATGCCGTCTTTCATGCCAGCCTTAATTTCAAGCATGCTTCCTCCTCCTTTCCTTCCACGCCTTCAGATCCTCGTAGAATGGGCTGTTTGCCCACCAGAAGTTGGCAAGTAAGAACATCCAGCCAAACCACACGTACTTAAATCCGTGCGGAGGATACTGGCAGCAAGCGATGATGTAGCAAGCGATTGCCACCATCAGGATGGTGCCGCCCAAGAAGAAGGCAACCAGGATAGCGTTACGCTGTTCCGTACTCATATCACACCGTCCTTGCGCTTGGTTTCGAGAGCACACTCGACGGCGACGGTGATGTCGTGCCGGATTTCCGGCTGAAGCTTCTTGTAGAGGCCAAGCATCGTATTGAAAATGATGAAGTTCAAGTCTTCCTTGGTGAGGTACTCACGATTGCCCTCATCTACTCCGATACTGCTGTTGGAGTAGCGCCTTCCAGTTCCGTTGAAATTGTTATCTCTGTACATGTTAAAATCCTTTCCTTGAATTTATCTCCTTCACCCCGATTCTTCGCATCGAGGTATTCCTTAAATTCCTCTTCCGTCAGTCCATTCAGCCGTGCCGCTGATCGTATTGCGGCTGACTTCTTACGGAATGACTCCCTGAGGATGCGACCGTCCATCGATACGCGATAATCATCCTTACCGCGCTTAAAGATGTCGTACCAAGCGCTCTGCAAGTGCTTGATTAAATACTCGCCGTCAGCGTCTGATAAGACCTTGAACCAATCGGACCGGAAGAACCGCTCGTCGGCCTCAATCTCGCGATTGAAGGTGTCAAGCTGTTCTTTGGTGACCACCCTGGCTCCTCTCGCCGCATTCCGCTTGTTCAGCCAAGCATTGCGGTAGTCGGATGCCGCCCTCTCTATGACCGCATTGCCCAAGGCGGCGTATGGGTCATAGTGCCGATTAACCTTTTCGGCCTTCAGCGGGTCTTTGTACATCCCTGCTGACAATTACCTCA